GACAACTTAGCATCGGGCAATAATACCTTTGATAGTTTATCTAAAGTAGCATATGTTTGTTTCGTTAGAGAAACATTTTTATACTTATTCATGTCTGTCATGCGTGTTTCCTTTCATTTTAATAACCCATATATAGGTGATTTTATAGGATTGTCAATGAAAATATTATTAAGTTTAATTATTTGTTCACAGGTACACATGACCTGTATGCCAGCCTATGAATGGCCAGAAAGATTTGATACCACATACGATTGTATGACGTTTGGTTATGAAGAGTCATTGGTTAAAATGAAGGAGATTGGTCGAGACGAGGTCAATAAACACGATATTTACATTAGATTTTTGTGCACACCCGAAGAGACGATTTGACAATGTGGCAGGATTATGGTAGAGCGAGTTAATTTCTCACCATTACCTACCCTAATTTTTCCCTCTCTATAGGGTAGGTGTATCATCTACACATACAACCTATAAAAGTGCTGCCATCTTGCATAATATGTAAATTTAATTTATCTACATATCCTGTTAATTTTAATCTGAGTATGTCACACAACTCAAAACAATCAACGTCGCTTGTCAACACTATTCCATCCATCATCTGTTTTGTGACTGGAATCAGTTGATACAGGCCGTCGTTTAATATTATCAAGTCCATTTACTAAATCATACCAAAGCTTTTTATACTTTGGGTCCCTTGTTTTGTTCCAGTTATTTGCTATCTCGTCTAACTTTTTTTGCGTCGTCATTAATTCTTGTTCCATAATTTAAAACATTTTTTAGTCCAGGTGCTTTCATATTCATATCAACACCGTAAGACTTCCACGCTTTTTTCATTAAGTTTAACTCCAATAACAAACTAGACCATTGTCCTTGCAATGCACCATCTACTTTTATTGTAATTATTTTTTCTTTCATACCCAGAGACTAGGATATTTTGGGATATTTGTCAACGACCTTGTCGGTTGTATTTTTTATAAGATCTTTTCTTTGATTTATTAAGGCTTTTTGAGTGACGACCTGGACGTTTTCTAGGTTTTGGCCGAGGCACAAAGTTTGTAAATTTACGCTTTGCCATCGAAATATTTTTCTACTTCTGATTGTAATGTATTTTTAGTTATGTGAGGTATGTAACTTATCTTTCCATTTATATGTTGTTCTAAATCAGATCCACAGGTCATGCATCTAAAAAATTGTTTTGTTAGTCCTACCAACGGTGTGTATTCTTCACACGTTGGACATATACCATTAACTATTTCTGCTTCTATTTTCATTCTAATATTAAAGAAGTTATTTTTTTCTCTCCCATATATATTTCTATGTTTGCCTTAGATTTTATACATTTGTAGACAACCCTGTCTTTACTACTCTTGTCTTTCATAGCATAACGTTTAGCCTTCATACATTGAGATAATGACTCGTGGTAACGATGCTCTATGATTTTATGATCCTGTATAAGTAATAATGCAAAAACTAATTCTATCATTAATGCGCTCCATTACCATTTCTAATTAATTTTTCTACATCTTCTGTAAGTTTCTTTGTTCTATCTTTTAAAAATTCTATATTAACCGCATTGTTTCTCATACTCTTAACCTCTGCATCTACCTCCTCTAAAACACCGGCTAAGTGTTCTACCAACATAAAAAGCTCCGCCTCCCCACTTGACTGACCAAGTTCTCCACGTGGATATTTAATTCTAAATTCTGAGTTTTGTTCTAAATCTTTTTGCATCAACTCTATCTTTGTTGAGTGTGCATTAAGTGTTTCGTGCAGTCCAAAATAAGCCCAGGTCCCAATTGCAACGAGCGCAATAAGGCTTGCAACCGTTTTCATTGGCATCTGCACGGCAGCTTGTTCAGAAATTTTTAATGGTTTAGTCATCTTTTGGTTTTGGTAGTGGCAGTATATACCCTTCTGGAGGCATTTTCAATGTGCTGTTATTATTGTCCATGCTCTTAGAATCTGGGTTAGCCTTAATATAATCGTCTTTTAATTCATCCCAAAGACTACCTGTAGGCATGGTTTCTACTTCATCTACCTGGGGTACAACACCTCTACATTTAGATACTAATAATGCAAAGTTTTGATTTTGTGCAAGACTAGGGTTTCTATTTACCTTATTACACATCTTCATAAGTTCTAATTGTTGTTTTAATTGTGCATTTTCTTTTGATGTTTTACAGTCTGTTCCTAAATACTTTCTATATGTAAAACTTAATCTATAATTATCAGATTCGTAATCTGAATCACCATAAGTATAATCTGTTTCTCTGTCTTCTGCTTCTACTCTTGTTTCAAACTCTCCACATCTAGTATTACCGTCGTTAAGATATTCGTTTCTAGGATATGCAGGCTCCATAAACAAAGCCATCAAACATAATAAAGCTATAAGTATTGCTGTAAATTTGTAATTCATCCTGGCAATCTCCATAGTTCATCCTAATAATTTATTTCTCTATTTAAATCTTTGATGTCATATTCCATCTGTCTAACTTTATCTGCTAGAACTTCATATAAGTTTTCAGCCATGTCCCATGTGCCTTCTGCTCTTTCTAGTTTTGCAATAACAGTATTTACGCTGTCTGTTAATATTTTTATATCTCTATTTATATTTTCTAGCTCCATGGTTTTTAATTCATGTATCTCTGCTTGGTTTGCATTGATAGTATCTGTTAAGTTAACGATGTATTTTACACCTGTGAATGTTCCGACTAGCACTGAAGCTACAACAGGAACCATTACTATATTTTTCTTTAACAGATCTGCTAAATTCATTACTTAATAATCAAAGCTATTACTAAAACTACAAACACGATAGACTCTACCTTGTGGTTTGACCAGTAATGCATTGCCTTACTTTTTATTTTATCAATCATTTTTTTTCTCCTCTATTTCGTAAAAGAAATTGTCAGTGTCTTCAGTTCTCCACTGTTGTGTATCTTCTACATTCCAATAGTTAGTTTGAACCTTCCAATCAGGTGTTTTGTCTTTTACCGTAAACGACGGTATATCCCATATTAATCTGTTGTTAGGTTGTGCTGCATAGTTGCCATCATTTAAAGCAAGTATGTGTGCGCACTTATGCTCGTGCGGGATCTCTGAATGATCAGTGTCTAGTATATTAGGCTCTGGGTGTGCAAAGTCAACAGTAAATAAATAACGACCCCAATGCCATTTTTTATCTTTACCAATGTATTTACCGGATTGTGATTCTAAAATATCCCAACTAGTAACAGCAGGATAATAGCTAAAAGAATTCCAAAGCTGAAGTTCATCAAGTCTTCGTATGGGTACATCATTCGGTTGAAATCCCCTTTGAATAAAAGCTGTAATAGGTAATCTATAAAAGATCGCACCGTTTTCCATAATAGCGTGAAACAATAATGCACGACCTGTAATACAAGTAACACCAAAGATAATACAGTCTTCAACTTCTCCATGATGTTTTTTAAGATCATAAAGATATTCTCTCCTGATCTGTGCGTACTCTACTGGTATATTTGCATTTAAATAAGCCATAAAAACTCCTCATTTAATTGTACCCCAATTAGGACCAGATTCATAGTCTACTTTGTTAGGCACTTCTAATTCAACAGCAGACTCCATAATCTCTTTTATTTTATCTGCATTATCACTAACAGATATATCAAGTTCATCATGCACCTGTATATGTGGTATGATACCCTCTTTGTATAAATCCACCATGGCTTTCTTAGTCATGTCAGCAGCTGATCCTTGTATTAATTTATTTAATGCTTTGTATGTAAATGCTCGTTTGATCCCTGGTCCGTGTTCCGCGAGTGCATCTTCATGATTCAATGCTTTATGTATCCCGAACTGATTGGGCTCCCATAAATTAAACCTACATCTACGACCCAATAAAGTTCTAACACGACCTTTGTCTTGGGCTCTACTCATTACACTTTCCATTAACATCTTAACAAAAGGAACTTTAGCATGATAAAGTCTAAACAAATCATTAGCATCTTCTTTTGATATACCTAACTCTGCTTGTAGTTTATTCTTACCCATACCATAGAACAATCCAAGGTTTATAGTCTTAGCCTGTGATCTTGGTATGCTTGCCATGTCAGCCACAATCTGGTGAAAGTCTGCCTCGCCATCGTTATAAGCTTCTAATACTTCGTCTACACCATAGAGTCCATCAAGAGCTGCATAATGTGTAACGAGACGTGGTTCTTGTTGTGAGTAATCAAAACAACCCCACTTGCAACCCTCTTCTGGTATAAATAAACTTCTGATCCGTGGTCCAAGTTCCTTGTTCCTTGCTGGTATCTGCTGTAAATTTGGATTGTTGTAACTGAATCTACCGGTTACTGTACCACCTTGATCGGATCTAATCTGATTTATCTCTGCATGTATTCTACCTTTATGTTGATGCTTTAATATGGTATCAATAAATGTAGTATGAGATTTATTTATTTCCCTAGCACGAGCTATTTGTTTAACCATTGGGTGTGGATGGTTCTGCAGAAAGTTTTTTGTAAATGATGGAGAATTTGTTTTGGCAGTTAGGTCGTATGGTAGGCCTAGTTTTTGAAAAACTTTCTCAATTGAACGTGCCGCCCATATTTGAACATCTACTTGTGTGGCTTTTTTTATTTCTTGTAAGCATTCTTTTTCTTCTTCAACTAATTGTTGCTTTAATTTGTGAGCAGCTTCTACGTCTACTCGAACTCCTAAAAAACGCATGTCGACGAGACAAGGGAAAAGTTCAGTCTCTAAGTTAAATATATCCTCAACATCTTCATGGTATATTTGTTTCTTCATCTCTTGCCATAGTTTGTAAGTTAGTTCAGCGTCTTGTTCTGCATACTCACCCACATACATAGCAGGTAGTTTATACATTTCGGACTTTGGATCTACGCCCCAGAGATCTGCTGTTTCTTTCAAAACAGCCTCATTTTTGCCTATACCTATGTAATCCCGACCCATGGCACCTAAATCGTAACGAAAGCGATTCTCGTCCACGAGAGAGCCAGCAATCATGGTATCTACGATGGTTCCATTTATTTTAAGTCCTGCAGCTCTAATAAAACATACATCATACATAGCGTTATGAAATATCTTGATAGCATCTGTGTTCAATACATCCTGAAACCACTTTAGAACCATTCTAATGTCCATATTACCACCACCCTCATGTGCAATCGGATAGTATCCTTTCCAGTCTTGCACAGCTACAGCTATCCCAACGATCTTACTTCGACCCACAACAGATCCAGATCCAATAGTTTTTAGATCAGGGTCTTTTGTTTCCAAGTCAATTGCTATCTCACTGTAATCAGATAGATCAGGAAAGTTCTGTGGTGGCAACCACTCTGTCTGTGGTTTAAATATCTGTTTCACTATAATCTCTCTCTATTATCATTTCTATAAAATGTATTGCTTTCAATAAATCCTGTTTCTTTCCCTTATCACGATGTCTTATTATATATTTTATAGCACAACCTTCAGGATATAGCAATTCATTCTCCACTACGAACTTGCTTGGCTGAATTTTATATTTTTGATAATGTGATCCTCCGTGTTGCTTATCCCATACTTTACTCATATTTGATAACCTCCTTTTTTCGGATATATTATGTGTAATGATTCTTTTGATCTTGTTGCTCCTACATACATTAAACGATGTTCATCTGTAGCATCTTTTTCATAAGCTTCTAAAGAAGATTTTGATAAACACAAAGGTA